AAATGTTTCTGAATTTTTTGCTAAATTAAAAAGGTATGTTCCTCTTTGTACGACATCATAAGAAGATTTATCGTATTTATCATTTAACTGTACTCTAACAACATCAGTTCCTACTGGAACTTTATTATTAGTATCTCTTGTTAAGTCTACTTTGTATTGAGTATTAAAATGCCAACCTGCTGATTGTACTTCTCTACTAATTTCATTTAAAATATTTTTTGCTGTTGTACCATCTACAGGTAAAGACCCTGTTAAGGTTGATAATGGAGCTTCTCCAATCGTACTTAATATTGTATTAACTGCTTCGAGTTCAGTCGTTCTTGTTGTAATTGTCATTAAGGTAAAAGGTTGTCAAAAAAACTATTAACTTTATCTTTTAATTTTTTTATTAATTTACATAACCAACACATCATAATTTTCTCCTTTGAAACACAGGCGTAGATTGTCTGTGTTAATCTCTACGCCTATGATAATTTCAATAAAATTAATTATTGTTGTTTGATTGAAACTGCACTTTCAGGTCTTAGAATACCATGACCTAAAGCTAGTCTAGCTGTCATAAGATTTCCCAATCTTCTCGGGTCATAAGTATTTTCTAATACTAAATCTTTTAACTTAACTGTACCAACTGCAGATTTGTGGAATACCACACCTGCAATGTGCTGTGCATCTACATTGTAAGTATTGTTTGTACCTGAAATCGCACCTGACTGGTCAGTGAAAGCAGTTACAGCAGTGTTAGATTTAATTACTCTAACTCCACCAATCATTACAACTTGTCCTTTCGAGAAATCTCCATTATTTGAAGAAAAGTCTCTTGAAACAAGTTTGTCTACATTAGCTAATTGGTAGTAAACATCTGGTGTTACTACACAATATCTGTCTGATGTAGGTACATCATTTTCATCTAAAGCCTGAATAGCTTCAAATACTGATGCAATCATAGATGTTGCGTTTGTTTTTGCATCTGCGTCTGTAATTTGAGTTCCACCTGAACCACCAGTAATTGTTGCTGATGCTTGTGAAGCCAATACAGTAAGTTGAAGTAGATGTTGGTCTACTTTCTTAGCTAATGCTTGACCCATCTCTCTTGAATAGATTGAACGAACATCATAATGATTTTTCAGTTCATCTATTTCGCCAAGAAATGCGTGTGCTAATAGCATATCATCAATGTTAATGATTTTTTCGTTGTGCTTAACTTGCGTTCCAACGATTTCATTACCAACTGTATGATAACCAGAAGCGATTGTTCCAGTTACAGGGAATTGTGCTGATTTACCTGAACCTATTGTTCTAGTAGTAGTCATTGCCATCATAAGGTTTTCTCTACCGAATGTTGCAAGAACTTCTCCTGAAAACACTTTCAAGAATAAATCATTTACACCTGTACCAGAGTTGTTTACTAGACCTAGTCTAGATACTGTTGCGTTTGACATATTATTGTCTCCTCTGTTGTTGTTGATTTAAACCTAATTCTACTTTCGTCAGGAAGTTATCAGTCGTAACTGGCAACCATTGATTTCTAATTAGTCATCTCTCTTTTAAAAAAGATGAGATTATTTTTTTTCTACTTTTGTTTTGTAACCTAAGCCTGTCTTTTTGTTTCCATATAGTTTTTGCCATGACCAACTAGTAAGCATAGTTGAGTAATGATAAATTTTTTCTACTATATATCTTTTCATTATCTTCCCCCTCCTTTGTATCTAGTTAATTTTTTATTTAGTTTTTCTCCTTTTGATAAACTTTTCTTGTGAACACCTTTTCGTTTAGGTGGTTTATCTCTGGGTATGAAAGTGGTAAACTTTTGTTTAGCCATTTAGGCTTTTTTTGGAAAACCTTTTTTCATATTGTCGTAGTTCTTTTTAGAAATAGTAGACTTTTTTTTACTACGAGATATGCCGAGCTTTTTGCGTCTGTTAATATTTTTGTATAGCGACATTATTTTTTCCCCTTTATGTTTTTCAATGTAGACATTCCAAAGCTCCCACTAAAAACTATCAAAACTGCCCACCAAAATTCAGTTGGTGCAGATTTAAGTATTTCAAAACCTTTCGTCATGTAAGGTTGTGAAAAAGGTAGGAATGTAAAAATGAAAATTGCACTTATAAGCAAAGTTAAAATTTCATCTTTTATGGAATGTTCTTGTTGTCTTACTTGTTCAACTGAAACTGTTTTTACAGCTTCTATTTCTTTTGCTCTAATAATTTTATCTTTTTCCATTTTGTGATTAATTCCATCAATCACTTTAGAACCAATCATTCTGGTTAATGGATTTTTAAGTAATGGTAATACGAAATTAAGCATTAATAATTATCACTCCTGTTTGATGATTTAGTTCTAACTCTAAGATTGCTTCTAGAGTTGTTTCTTGGGTTCTTATCTTTATGGTCTATATCCTTGCCTTTTACAGCTTTAGCACCAAGTTTCTTTTTCATTAATCTTCTAGCTAAATTTCTAGAAGACCTATTTTTTCTCTGTTCTGGCTTAGAATGATAATTAGCGTATTCACGCCCATAATCTCTAGGCATTAAATAACAGTACTTCTACCTATCTTTTCTTCTACTTGTCTTCTGTAAGCAGGGTCAGTTTCATATCTTGGGTCATTCATTGCTTCTGTAACTTGTGCAACACTTGCAAAAGCATCTTTAGAAACAACATCACTAGTACCTTCAAATAAAGAAGGTTGTTTTGGATTTGCTCCTGCTTTTGACATTAAACCTTGAACTGCAAATTTAGCAGTTTCAATATCTCCACCTTCAACCATATCGTTAAATACTTTAACTTCTGCATCAGATAAATTATCTGAAGCCCAATTAACAAGCTCTGTATATTCTTCTTTACCACCTGCTATGTTTTGAATTGTTTTAGTATTTGTATCTGATATTAAATTTTGTCCTTCAATATAACTATCAACTAAAGTTTTATCTAATCCAAGTTTAGCTAATTCATTATAACTAGTTTCTGCTAATTCTCCTTTTTCAGCATACTCCTCATAATATTTATCTAAACCTTGTTGTGGTGCTTCTTGTGCTTTTTGTTCTGTAGGTTCAAATTCTTCTTTAGGTCTAGTTGAAAATTCTTTTTCCAAAGCTCCATACGCTTTAGCCAATTCTTCTGCATTTGAAAATTTTTCTGGCAACCACTCAGGTCTGTCTTCTGAACTTTGCATTTCTGTTTTTGGTTCTCTTACTTCAATGCCCTCTCCATTTGAATTGATGTTAAGGTCTTTATTAATATCAATACCATCTTGTTTTAATTTTTCTGCTGACTGTTCTAATGTTTCTTGTTGTAAGTCGTCAGGTTGTACTTCTAATTTACTCATATTTTTTACTCCAATGGTTCAGCTTCCAACTCTTGCCCACTTTCGTTAAAAGCCTTTCCTGCTTCGATAGCTACTCTTGGGTCAGCTAATGTTTGTTGCATTACCTGTTGTTGTTGTGCTTGTTGTTGTTCTTGTTGGATTTCTTCTTGTGTTTTTAATAAACCTTGTGTGTCCACACCATTTGCTATTGCAAATTTCTTAATGGCATCATCAAGATTTATATGTTGTGCAAGTACATTAGCTCCTAGCGTTCCTGCTAAATCTTGCATGAACTGTAAAAGTCTAAGTCTATCACTTGCTCTGCCAAGTGCCTCTAAACCAACAATGATTTTAGGGCGTACTATTTTCTTAGGCAAATCTGGTAGTAATTTTTGTTCTCTTAAAATATTAATTTTTGCATTGATGTATGGAAGCTGAAACTCTGTAGTTAATATTCCATATACTCCACCAAGTGCATCTTGTAATTCTTGTGCTACTAACTGTACTTCTGTAGCTGTAACTCTTTCTGCTTGTCTTTGTACTGACGAATTAAGTAAAAAAGCATATTGTAATCTTTGCTCTATTCTATTCATCATTTCAAATGACACTCTAAAATCAGCAAATTTATTAGCTTGTAGTACTGTTACATCTCCTGAAGAACCTTCAATAATTGCACCATTAGGTGCTTTAGCTATAGATGATGCTCTAGTAGTTCCATTAGGAGCTACCATAAATAACATTTTAGCTGATGCTGAAGAACCTTCTAATATTGCTCTTGTTAATCCTTCCAAGCTACGCAAATCGCCTAAGTAGCTTTCACAATGTGAACGACCATAGTCCATTCCATCTACTCTATTAAATCTTAAAGCAATAAAAGGTAATTGGTCTAGTTTATATTTAGTACTTAAAATTATTTG